CTAAAATTGTGTATATCACTGGTTAATCCACGGGCAGCCCTGATTGAGTCTCATCAATCAGCCCTGATCATCTCCGATTAGACACGGAGCCATCAACACACCCACCAATGACGAGGAGTGTGATCTAAAGTGCTGTAACAGCGTCATATGTAATATGAAGTAATATGTAGGTTCGATATATTTTTGTGTTGTTGCTTGTTAATCATGTGCAGGACTAGTACAATATAGGGTGTCCGCCCATCATGTCTCTCCTCACCTGATCGCCATGATCACGCGCTTCAACTTTTGGTTTTATGAATTTTTATGTTGTTTCTTTATATTATGTTACTTTAGTGGTAAGAAGGTTATCTTACTGCACTGTTGGCAGTATGGCACTACCAGTGCGTACAGTGGCAACGTCGAAAGCCCAGGTGCCGACCGTAGTGGTGGCAGATCGGTAGACGATTTGGCCGGATGACAATCCCCCGATAGCACTCTCCAACGATGTGTGGAGGGTTACGGTGGATCCATATACAGCTAGGTAAAGTGTGAGACCCCCAACTATGTTGAGGATACTCGTTACCGAGCTGAAACTAGATGTGTTCGCACGCCGCAAAGTTGTGACATCCCATGCAGTGGAAAATGTGGCCCCAGCCCCCGGGGAGGAAGCTTGGATGTCCAGCACTGCCCTGTATATGGTTCCATTGGGCTGTGAAACCAGCGCACCTGAAACGTCGGTGAGCGATACGGGGGATGTTGCTATAGTCACTGCAGCTGAGTCGACGAAAACAGCTCGCTGCCCCGGCCCGGTGAGGAACGGCAGGGTGGTGAGATGTGGTTGCAACATGGGGTGCGTGAGCTCGACTGAATATTCGAGCCAAAGATATCCCAAATTGCCCCCAACGCTCGACTGCGTCATGACCTGTAACTCTGCGAAGACATTACTATTAATGTCTGCGTTGGTAGTTGCATCTATGTACCGTTTCGTGGAGTCAGTTTGAATGACCATGCGAATTGGCATCCAAACTGGTGTCATTACTCCATTGCCCGAAACCATGGCTCGTTGGAGCATGGTGGTTGATTCGGGACAAAGAAACGGTTCGGATATGTTATCCTGAGAGCATATAACAACTTGACCAGCAGTGCTTGTTGACACTTTCGGAATATAGTGGACAATTAACTTGTTCCATTTATAAAATTGGTATGCACGAGCCAACTGTCCCAGAACACCTCCATAGAAGTATCCAGGGGCTAGCAAGGCTGACTTACCAACTCCGAATGTGGCCACACCTGACCCCTCAACTGTGGAGATAAACTCACGCCCAGTCACATTGGTACCATTTGGTATTGACTTGGTTTTAGTTGGGATTGATGTGAGCACACTACTAATAGCAGAAGGAGCGCTGACTTGCACTCCCCCTACGTTGTGATCCTCTCTTGCCATCTGGGCCCTCTCACGTGACTGAGAGGACTTGCGTTTGGGCGCTTTGAAAGACGCCCCCTTTTGAATTTGATTGTTGTTTGATTTGACTGTGGGTCTAAATGAACCCATATTGCTTGCTATTGAAAAACTTTTGGACAATGTGTTTTTCACTTCCCGACCGGCATATTGCAGGCCTACAAGGCTCCCAAAGAGGATGCCCCGGGGTCCCATGGTTACTGTCTTTTTGGCGAAGTTGAAATCCGCGGTCAGTAAATCCCCACCTGTTGCATATTCAGCATCATGCTTCTGGCATTCCGCATCTAATGCATCAATTGGTTGAGACTCACCCACCACGGAAGTCTGAACTTCTCCATCGGACCACCATGGACCACAATAATTACCGTATCCCTGATATGTCATTTTCAGGGCCCTAGAGCGGGGAGGAGTAAACCTCGACTAGGGACTCACAATGCGTGGTAGTGTTGTCCGACAAGTTGAGGTTCTGGTAGTACTCCTCCATGGCAATTTGCTCATCGGGCGTGTATCCAAAAGCCAGATAGAAGCTGTATCGTGCGTCTTCCGTTATGGGACTCCACTTCGCTTGCATGCCTCTTGACAGCATGTAAAACCCTGTTTGGAATTGCACAGATTGTGTGACCTTGCTGCACCTACCTACTCTGCCATACGCAGCATACATTGCCTGGAAGATGGGCACCCCACCTGCAATGGCTAATCCACATTCCCCAACCGCTCCCATCCATTTGGAGTAGGCAGATGGAGCTGATATGTCGAATAGACACATAGAATCTTTTTCACGTGCAGTGGAAAGATTTCTACACATTACGTGGCGAGATCCTAGGTTGATCGGGTGCATCTGGCAGAACTCTACGTGTTCGAGTTCGTAGACTGGCATTTCAACGGTCATACGAAATCCCATACTAATGAACCACTCATCAAGGCCCAAGCTAAACTTGCTGAGTTCCCCAGCTTCCATGAAGACGACACAATCATCCCCATTGTTTGCAAGTTGAATATCGACCCCACGCTCCCGAGCATAGGCATAAATCATAGCACACATGATGGCGCAATTGCCCAGCGCGGTGTTCATGTCGCCACTGAATCGGCGACCCTCAACAGAATACCGGAGTGTCCCATCCTCACAGAACCCACGCCCCTTGTTGTGCCGTTGCCAGCGCAGCAGCTTCTTCAACTCAGGGTCTTTAGGGTACAAACTGGTATATATTGAGTGTTCCCACTCCAACATGGCTAGACTAACATGCATGTCAAATTTGGTGGCATCAAGTCCCACCGCAACTGGCGAATCAAACTCACCCCATTTAGTAGCCAACGTTGACGCTATCTCATTGGCATTCATCCCCTTCAAAATGACAGGGGTAGAAGATTTGAATACGCGCTGAATAGCTCTGTACAAATCATGCTCAATGTGCTTCAAATAGGTGCCAACGGCAACGTTGTATACAGGCCTTCTAGGCTGAATGCACCTAGGGGCCTTTGTGGGGTTAACCTTCTCACACTTGACAAATGCATCACTGCGGGCATCCCTTCTGGTTACTCCATATATTGTGAAATCTGTTGCAGCTTGCTCGTATATGGTTCTTTTCCGTCCCGTATACATCTGAGAAAATTCCTCAGGGGAAATGCGGGAGGGTGAACCACCAAACGTTGCAAGTAATTTGCCACGGAATTCACGCAATGTGCGAAAGATATGCACCTTGTCCACTTGGGGTGGAGCTACGAATGTCCCATTGACTTTGCAATAGTACATCCGCTCAAGCAATGCGGTTGCCAGTGTGTTGATGTCGGAATCATTTATTGTTAATGTTCGACCCTCGGGGGAAATTCCTTGTACTATGTACACCCTCCGTGAGTGCTTTGCGGTCTGTCCGTTCATCTCGACGACCAGTTTTGGGTGGGACAGTGCGCTACTGTGCCTCACCCCGTCGAGAACGGCCAAACCCCCTCAAAAGCCTTTGAAGCCAGCAATGCTCTGTAGAACCGATAATTCAGTTCTGAGCACGCTAACTCCTGGGGCAGCCAGCATACGTGCAGCTCTCAACTCCCATTTGTCTGGGATATAAGCAGCACTGACTACACTGGGCAACAGCCGCCTGACCTCGCTGTGTCTGACCCCATGCTTGCGCATGATCTCGGACGCGAATCGACGTATGGCTCTGTCATTGGCTGGGGTGTTTGTTGGTGTGCCGAAGCGCACCTTAATCTCAGCGATGACAGCTTGCATGTATGGTATCTTCTTCCTGACCCGGCGATGATTCTTCTCATCAATGGGATCAAGATCATACCTAATGGTGGGTGTTTCTACGGGATTGTAGGCCCCATCCGGCGCCGTTCCGCATACTGATGATGGCCCAGATTCCATGATGGGGGTTACACTTGGTGCAGCATAGGGGCTATCACCAATCTGCTCCTCATCCTGGTCTCCATCAGAGTCTCTAGATGCCAGGTTGACATTGGAAACTTGGCTATTCAGTATCTCGCTATCCTGTGCCACACACTCACTAGCAAGGCCCGTAGAGCCACCATTGAGTAACTCCTGAGCCAACCCATATTGCCCGTCCATATATGTGCGGGAATAGTGGCTAGCAGCAAGAGTGGCCATGGCGGCAATCCCAATACATACTCCAAAACTGTTGGAATCACATCTAATGCTTGTTTGAGAACACTTTAATGCAACGTCGGACAACGTGCATAGACTTCTAATTCGATTCGTTATTGTTTTAATTGTGGCCATAGTGAATTGTTATAAGAAGAGTGCTCTCCGAGCAGGGAGACGAAGGTGGAAATCGTCTCATGATTCCAGGATATTAATAAATTTTTAAGGTGTAGTTATCCCAACCACACCGACCCAAGCTCCTCCGACGCTTGAGTCCGTGACACACTAATGCGTCCCCGACAGGCCCCAACCTACTATGTGGTTTGCTAACACCACCGGCGCTACGGTAATAATAGTAGGCTACCCCTCTCACAGGCACCAAATGTGAGATTAATAAAACAGCCCTGGGTGTGACTGAGTTGCAGACTAGAACGCACACGGTATTACCAGCCAGGTTGCCCTGCCGTGCGTGCGGATGAAACGAGTTCACGTTGCCCCACCCGTGCCAATCGCGGGTGGAGTGAAAATGTATCCATTCCCTCTAGTAAGGTTAACA